TTGGTGTTCGTGTTTTTGCCATTACTTTTTATGATTATCAATTAAATAAAAATTTACATTTGGTATTCTTGCAACATCGTCGTTTAAATCAATAGGACATCCGTTTGCTTCTAATTCGTCTTTTATTACTTTAACGTGTTTTAAATTGTATTTATCAATTAACTCATCGTTTCTACCTCCATAAGATGCAGTTAGAACTAAGTTAACAGGTATTTCATTTATTCGATTTACCCAATATCTTAACGATTTTGTATAAGCCCAAAATTCTACTTCGGGATTTTCTCGGGCTATTTCAAGCCACATATCAAAATAATCTTGGTTAAAGAAATCTCCTGATGAATGAATACGAACTGCGTTACATCCTTTAGGAAGTTCCGGCTTGTTTCCGTTAATTACATACTCGTAATTATTCCAACGGTGGTTTCTTACTGCAGGGAATCTTTCCGGAGCTGCAGCATAACATCTGTAAGCATTTGATTTATTTTCGAACTTACCCGTTTCTCGGTTTACTTTTACTAAACATTCCAAAGCAAAAGGGCAAGTGTGTCCGGTAGGTAGATTCCATTCATATACGGTACCTGTATAATACTTTGTGTTTTTTATAAACTTCATATTAAATCAAAATCTTGGTTTGTAAAATCAGTATAGTCCTCGCCTACTTCTTCCTTCAATCGTTCTTTGCAATTCTTTAACGTGTTAAAAATAGACGTGAGTGAGATGCCTGAGTCTTTAGCGATGTCTCTCATTGATGCGTTGCCTTCCTTGTAGACTTTAAATAACATTGAATCATACCAATGCCAATTGTCCATCTCTTCGTGAATCCTGATGTGTAGTCTTTCAAGGGCTTCGTGTTTTTCTAATTCTGAATCTTCGTCTGCTACTCCTCTTACTTCGTCTAAAGATAGAAACTGAACACTACCCGTTTTGTTTATTTCGAATGCTCGGTTGCGAAGCATCATCCACATCAATGCGATGTTTGGCTTTCCGTCTTTGAGTATTCTCTCCTCGTAGTTGTACTTGACTATTCTCAGGTAAACGTCTTGCACTACATCTTCTGCAAGGTCTTGCTCTCCAAATGAACGGACAATCTTTACCCATTCTTTGTGGTGGTCTGCTAAAATTCTGAGTGCATCCATTGGTTAAATTCTAAACAAATATAAGTTTAATTTTTAATCAGACAAGAATATTAAAAAAGCCACCTGTTAAAGTGGCTCTAAATTGTTTAAGTAAATCTCTCGTGTAACGTAGTTATCTATCTTGTGTAAGGTTGATAAGGTTACGTCTTTGCCTTGTAGGAAGTTGTTTAACTGAAACTGATGCATCTTTAGTCCTTTGGATTTTATCTCTTGGACTATTTGGTTTCGTGTTTTTACAAGCAATATCCTATTCAGTTGCTTTCGGAGTGTATCATCGTCAATGTACATCAGAACGGAAGGTCGGAATCCATACTATCTCCAATTGGTCTACGCTCTTCAGTCGGAGCTACATACGGCTCAGAGAATGAAGCTGAGAAATAACTACCTGCTTTGCCTTGCTTTACCCACAAAGCTACTTCCATCTCTTTTCCGTTTACGTTTACTTTCCCTTTGTAGTCAGGATGATTGTCAGCTTTCTTGTTCGTGTTTTTGAAGATAGCTCCTGTGTTTGTTTTGTTTTCCATTATAAATTATAGATTAAATTGATTACTAAAATAATTGCGATAACTGTTACAAGTATCATCGTTGCTATTGCTGCGCAGTATTCGTTGCGCTCATTTTGGTTGTGGCTCATTCGTCTTCGTTTACGATTTCTAATTCACCATCAAATGTGTAGCCCGTTAGCTTGAGCAATTTATCGAGGTGATAAACCAAATCATCGAGCGTTACATCTTCGTGTTCGAACTCATAGCTCGCCTTGTGTCCGTAGTGTGTAATTTCTATTTTCATCTTATTCTGATTTATTTAGTTCGTGTTTATTTACAATTGCATTCGTGCATTGAGTTACTGCCATAGCAAGCGCATTCTTTTTGGTTGTTCATTGCTTCTCGGTAGCCTTCGCTGAAGCTCTTAACTTTCTCAAGGCTTATCTCTTTACGGATTCTTTCAAGATACAACGTGAAATCCATAGCCTCCTCCTGAGCGTGATTTATCCAATCATAGATAGTCAGGTCTTCTCGGTCTAAGGTTACTCCGTATTTCTTTAGGCCTGTTGCAGAGCGTTCAGCATACTTTGCCATTACGCTTAAAACTACTTGGTCGGTTACTTCTTGGTTCATAGCATTTGAATTAGTGCGTTATAATACTCACGAGCAAGCTCTATCTTCTCTTTTATCTGCTCAATTACCTGTTCGTCTTTTTGTACATAGAAAACTTTGACTCTTCGGTTCTTAGGTATGTGTGAAAACTGATGCTTACTCTCTACCTCTTCACGCAAATCCATATCCTCGTCAAGTTTGTGAAGTTTCCAATGCGCACGTCTGATTTCATCCTCTACCATTTCAATAGGAGTGTCAACAAGGCAATAACAAAGCATTGATTGAGTCTTGCCAGTAAGCCACATATAACCTTGAAGCTGATAGTAATAATCCTTTGTCGGTATTTCGGTATCGAAAAACGGAAAGGTAGTAGCATCCCAAGAGCTTTTAACGTCAAGCAATACATCCTCCGTGTTTACGTCAGGTGTTCCTGTGATAAAATCGTTCTCAAAAGACTCCTCGTTCTTGTAGATAAATTTGACGTCTAAGACATCATTAACCAATGAGATAGACTCATCTTCAACTGCGTTGCCTTTGTCCGTGTAACGGCTTGAAAACTCCTTCTTGATGCCGTATTTATGTTCAAGAACTAACTCGTGAATATAAGTCTTTGCAGTTTGGCTTAGTAGTTCGCTTTTAGAGCGAGGTGTAGCCATCAGTTTCCCGATGGCAGAACACCTAATTTTGAGAGTCTTCATAGTGCGTTAAGCATATCGGTTTGACCTTCAGTTAATGCAAACGATGCTTCGAGCTTCTCACGAGTGTATTCGCCTTTGGCAATGGATTGTACTGCTGCTGCAAATCGCTTTTGGTCAATGGCAGGTTTTGCTTTCTCAGTTTTAACTTGCTCACCTGATGCGTCCGTGTCTTTGTCGGTTACTAAACCAAGTGCGGAGCTAAGTGCATAACGTCTGAAGTAAGTAACTCCTGAACCAAATGCTTGAAAGTCGTTCATACCTTTCAACTGAACGTAAGGAATAGCAACAAGGCTTTCTATGTTCTCGCCTGAGTCAACGTGAAATACCATCGTGGCAATGTAGTTAACATCGTCTTTGGTGTGTAGTGTCTGAGTAAATCCAAGTCCGTGTTTTTTTAGCAGCGGATTGATTACTTCAAAGATTTTAGGCAAGTCAGCGTAAGAGTAGCCGTAGCCTTGTGTTGCCTTGTGAATGACAGGCACTTCTTGTTGGAATGCAGCCAACGATTTAAATAAATTCTTCATAGCGTTTTTATTATTGCGTGCGTTACGGATGCGCACCCCCCGTTATTTTTAGTTGATTGATTTTGTGTATTCTATGTTGCGTTCAGTCAATTCTTTGAGTAACATTTGCTCTTGTAGGTTTAACATATGGCTACCAAAGTGGTGTTCGTATTTGAATACTCCGTTTTGCGTTAGCGTTACGTAACCTGTTGATGTAAAGGCTTCTACGTTAGTTCCTTTAGATGTTTTGTAAGTGTAAGTTGTTGTTGTCATAGCGTTGTTTTTAAGCGTTGTGTCATATTGACCTCACAAAGATAGATTATATTCTGATATAAACAATACTTAATCAAAAAAAAGTTAAATATTTTTTATCAAATCTTCCATCGGTAACAGGATTCCCTTACTCGTATTAGAATCTCCGCCTAAAATATCTCGGTTTGTGCCTATATATTTTCTGCACATATCCTTCAATTCGCTTGTTTTAATCAATATACTCCGTGTTTTACTAAACCAATACACCCACCATTTTGCCTGCGTTGTGCTGATTCCGCTTTTCTTACCTCTGCTTTCATATTCTACAAATAGATTGCCTGTCTCATAGCACTTAAAATCACGTTTTACTTCGATTGTAGACTCTATTACCTCGCTTAGTAGGGTTTCATACTCCTGACCTATTTTAAGGTCATAACGGAAGTCACTATTATATTCCATTTTTAATTTTTTGTTTGTAGGTTTTGATTATTTCTTTTAGTTCGTCTTTTGTAAATTTTCGAGTTATCCTTGCTTTTTCTTCAAGTTGCACAAATCTTACTACTCCAATTTTTTGTATCAAGTGATGACGGTACTCAATAAGGTTGCCTGATAAGTAGCTATTGCATCGCTCGCATTGGACGTGAACATTGTCCTCATCAAAACGGACATTCCAATGATTGTTAGCATTCCAAAAATGCCCTGCGTTGACCTTCTTAGGGAATTGTTTACAAGATATACATCGTTTGTCTTTATCTCGAATCCTAATAAACTTGTTAAATACTATTTGAGCTGCCTTAACAAGGTCTTGAACCGTCTCTAAATCGGATTTCATCTTGACTTTGGTTTGCTTCCACATCTTCTCTTTGGCTTCAGCTACAAAAGCACGGACGCATTCGTCTTTTAAACAGTATTTATGATTGAAGCGGATAGGCTCAAACT